GAAACCAATGCACCAGAAGAAGATCACTTGGTGGCCGATCATGTCAGCAGATGTACCTGTACCAGATCACTTCTGTCGAGATGAAGCTTTAATGTTAATCAACCCAGATAACTTGAGTTTTTTTACCCAACTCCCTGCTTTGCTAGAAAACAAAGGAACTGATGTATTAATAACTGGTTATGAAGATAACAAAAAATGCAGAAAATAAAAAAAATTTAACACCCAAATATTATCCTAATATTATTAGAGGTAAAACAAAAGGTTGGATTGATGTTTATGTTTTAAATAAACTAGGTAGCATAGAAGAAGGTAAACCTGTATATCCAAACTTTAGACAAGAAATACATCTTGCACCAGAACCTATTAAATCAAATGTTAGTCAAACTTTATTTATTGGAATTGACTTTGGACTAACACCTGCTGCTGTATTTGGTCAAAGAACTACAACAGGTAGATGGAATATTATAAATGAACTAGTATGTTTTGATATGGGTGTTATGAGATTTTCTGAACTCCTTAGAGGAGAGATAGCTAAAAATTATAAAAACTTTGATGTCCAAATATATGGAGATCCTGCTGGAGATTTTAGATCCCAGACAGATGAAAGAACACCATTTTCAATTATGAGGAACTATGGATTAAAAGCTGTACCTGCACCATCTAATGATGTTGCTTTAAGAATAGATTCTGTAGATTCAGCATTACAAAGATTAATAGATGGCAAAGCAGGATTCTTAATTGATCCTCAATGTATTAATTTAAAAAAAGGATTTAGTGGTGGTTATCATTATAGAAGACTTCAAACATCTGGAGATAGATATGATGAGAAACCTTTTAAAAATAGATATTCTCATATCCACGATGCTTTACAATATTTAATGATGGGTGCTGGAGAAGGTAGAACTTTATTAGCTGGAAGATCACAAAGTAAACCTGTAATTGCTAAAAAAGAATGGGATGTATTTGCAGGACAAAAAACAAAAAAACGTAAAGTATGGGATTTATTCAAGAGGAATGGTTAGTCTATTTCCACAGTAGAGGAACTGAAAGATATGCTAAATGGATATGGTGGTGGAAGCCTCCACATGGATTTAGTCATTGTGGGGCCTTAAAATATATTGAACATTTAGATGCATGGGAACATTTAGAATTTACACATGCTGGAATTAAAACAAGTATTCTAGACAAAAAAGAATCCAAAAACTTTTTTAGTTATTTGTATGACTATGAAATACTTATATGCCCAGTTAAAAATGATTGGCATTTGTTTAGAATTAAAGAATTAAGCTGCGTTTCATTTGTTATGAGATTAATAGGATTTTATAGATGGTATATAATAACTCCTTGGCAATTATATTGTGCGTTGCGTAAAACAGGATATAAGAGATTTTGGAATAAATCTGATATAAAGGAATTTCTATGAGCAGCGATCCAGGAGGAAATAAAGGCCCAAATACTGGCCCAGCAGGAATGACAGGAACTACTACTGTTGCAGGTAAAACTGTAAAACAGTATGGTACCAAACAAGATGCTGAAAAATCTAATCTACAAAATTTTCAAAAAAGTACAATTAACAAAGTAAAAGATACAAAAATTATTGGAACTCCAGGAGCACTAAAAGATGCTTTTGCATATGGAGCTGGTGTTACTTCTAAATTTTTTACAGATAAAGTTTTAACATCAAGTAAAGCTAAAAAAAATATTGGTTACACTCAATCTGAATTTGCTTCATTAACAAAATCACAACAAGATAAAGTTTATTCTGATTATATGTCAAAAAGAATGGCAGGACAAACTGATGCTTATGGTAATTTACAAGCAGGATATAAACAAGAAACAATTAAAGTAAGTAAACCTGATGGAACATTTACAACTAAAACAGTAATTATGGGTGGAAAAGATGAGGGTGGGAAAAGTAAAACACAACAGCAAATAGAAGCTGAGAATGTTGCAGCACAAAAAGCTGCACAAGCAGAAGCAGACCAAGCAGAAGCAGACCAAGCTGCAGCAGAACAAGCTGATGCTTATAAGAAAAAAAGATTATCAATAACATCATCTAGATCTTTATTTGCTAAACCTGGTGGTAGAGGATTCTTTTATTAATGGACTATTTAAATAACTCAGAAATTAATTACGGTACAGAAGATAAAGCATCTGAAATTTTAAAAAAATATAAAGAAGCTCAAAGTATAAAAGATTATTGGAAAGATAAATTTGAAGAAGCATATGAATATTGTCTTCCAAATAGAGAATCATTTTATGAAGAAGCTCCAGGTCAAAAAAGAACTGATAAAATTTTTGATGAAACTGCTGTTGTAGGTGTACAAGAATTTGCATCAAGATTACAAGCAGGTATAACTCCTACGTTTGCTAGGTGGGCAGATTTTCAAGCTGGATCAGAAATACCAACAGAACAAAAAGCAAGTATTAATTTAGAGCTAGATAAAATTACAGATTATGTTTTTCAATTATTACAACAATCAAACTTTAATCAAGAGATACATGAATCATTTATGGATCTTGCGATTGGTACAGGAGTTATGCTTGTTGAAGAAGGTGATGCAATTAATCCAATTAAATTTACAGCAGTACCATTAACTAGAGTTTGTTTAAACACAGGGCCAGATGGTACAATAGATTCTGTATATAGAACAAGATACTGTAAGCCAAATGAAATTAATATACTTTATCCTAAAGCTAAATTACCAGAAAATTTTGATCCTTTAAGAAATAAAAATAAAATTAAAATTATTGAAGCTGTTTATAAAATACATGAACAAAATGTTGAAAAATATAAAATGTGTATTGTTATGGAAAATCCTAAACACATTCTTTATGAAGAAATGTTTGAAGGAGAAGGTTCTAATCCTTATTTAGTATTTAGATGGAACAAAGCTTCTGGAGAAGTTTATGGTAGAGGGCCAGTATTTAATGCTATGTCAGCAATTAAAACTTGTAACCTTACAATAGAATTAATTTTACAAAATGCACAGATGTCAGTATCTGGTGTATATACTTATGAAGATGATGGTGTAATTAATCCAGATAATATTTCATTAGTACCTGGATCTTTAATACCTGTGGCTCCTGGTAGTAGAGGTTTATTACCTATACAATCAGCATCTAATTTTGATGTAGCTCAATTAGTATTAAATGATATGCGTCAAAATATTAAAAAAGCTTTATATATGGAAGCTCTTGGAAGACCAGAAGGAACTCCAATGACAGCAACAGAAGTTTCTGAAAGAATGGCAGATCTATCTAGACAGATAGGTTCTTCTTTTGGTAGACTTCAATCTGAATTAATAACTCCATTATTAAAAAGAATAATTAGAATTTTATCTAAACAAGGTAGAATTGACATCCCTAAAGTAAACGGTAGGGAAGTTAAAATAGCTCCACGTTCACCTTTAGCTCAAGCACAACATATGCAAGATGTTTCTGATGTAACTAGATTTAATGAAATTATTGCATCTAACTTTGGCCCACAAATGATTAATTTAATTGTTGACCAAAATCAAACTGCAAAATATCTAGCTGAAAAAATGAACTTGCCTGAGAAGTTAATTAGAAATGAAGAAGAACAGCAGCAATTAGTAAATCGTTTACAACAAATGCAAAACGCACCAGAGGAGGTTGAAGCTCCAACAGGAGAATAATATGGCTTGGAAAGATCTAGAGAAAGAAAAACCAAAAATTACAAATAGTATTGACGGATATGTAAGATCTGCTGAAGATGAGCAGATTTTAAATAAACATTTTGCTAACGTTTTTAAAGGAGATGAAGGTAAAAAAGTTTTAAACTATTTGCAATCAATTACAATAGAAGCTGTTGCTGGGCCAAATATTGATAGCAACAGATTGTTTCACTTGGAAGGTATGCGATTCCTTGTGGGAATAATTAAAACTCGTATAACAAAAGGAGAACAAGATGGCAGATGATAATGCAAATACAGCACCAGTCGCTACTGAACAATCTTCAGAGGTAACTAAACCAGAATACATACAAGATAAGTTTTGGAACGCTGAAAGAAATGAAGTTAATTTAGAAAATTTAGCTTCATCTTATAACTCACTAGAATCTAAATTAGGTTCAAGAACAGAAGATCTAACTAAACAAATTAGATCTGATTTAGAAAATGAAAAATTAAAAAATGTTCCTGAAGAATATAAATTAAATATTCCAGAATTAGAATCTAATATTAGTTTAGATATAAACAATGAAATGCCAATAGTACAATGGTGGAATCAAACTGCTAAAAACTCTGGTTTAAGTCAAGAACAATATGATGAAGGTGTAAAAGCATTTGTTGAAAATGCTATTTCTAATCTTCCTAATACTGATCTTGAAATACAAAAACTTGGAGATGCAGGAAAAGAAAGAATAGAAGCTGCTGAACTTTGGTCTAAAAAACATTTAAGTCCAGAATCTTATAATGCTATTTCAAGTTTTGCTGCAACTGCAGAAGGTGTAAAAGCTTTAGAAGAAGTTATGAAACTTTCTAAAGATAGTAATATGCCTACAACTCAAACACAAGTTGATGTAACAGCAGATATGGATGATCTTAAATCTATGTTGAAAGATCCAAGATATTGGGATTCAAGTAAACGTGATCCATCATATGTTAAAAGAGTAACTGAATTATATGAAAAAGCGTTTAAAGGACAAACTCAAACATAAGTTTAATTTTAAAAAACTTAAAAAGCCAATTAAATGGCTTGACTGTGTTTCGCAAACTGGCTGGTTATCTGTAGCTCAAATGGATGCTGCAGGGCCAGCAGTTTGTAAGACTGGTGAATTTTGGATATACAAAGATACTAAAGAATTTATAACTTTATTTGGTACATACTCTCAAGACAAAGATGGCACAATAGAATTTGGTGAAGTAATTACTATTCCTAAAAAATGGATATAATTGTGCGTTGTCAACAATAACCTTTATACAATATTGGTTTATCAAGACCTTTAGAATGTACAATGATTGCCCTTAACTGGATAACAATCCTCTGCATTAAAAAGATAATCGGTAATTTAACATTAACTTAACACGAGGAAAATAAATGGCAACATCAATAACTAATGCCTTTATAACTCAATTCGAAGCTGAAGTTCACATGGCTTATCAAAGAATGGGTTCAAAATTAAAGAACCTAGCAAGAACTGTGAACGGTGTTAATGGTAATACTGTTAAGTTTCAGAAAGTTGCAAAAGGATCTGCAAACACTAAAGCAAGACATGCTGAAGTAGTTGCAATGGATCTTGATCACAGCAATGTGTCAGCAACTTTAACTGATTACTATGCAGCAGATTACGTTGACAAGTTAGACGAGTTAAAGGTAAACATTGACGAAAGACAAGTAGTTGCAAATTCAGCAGCATACGCTTTAGGTAGAAAAACTGATAGCGTTATTACTTCTGTAATGGAAAATGCAACAGCACTTGCTAATAACTCATCAGGTACAGGTACTGGAATGAACCTAGGAAAAGCTCAAGCTATGATGGAACTTTTCAATACTAATGACGTACCAGATGATCAACAAAGATACTGGGTAGTTGGGCCAAAACAATGGTCTGACTTAATTAACCTAGATCAATTCTCAAGAGTCGAGTATGTGGGAGAAGGCGAACTTCCTTATGCTGGTGGTATGACTGCTAAGAGATGGTTAGGATTCCTATGGTTTGTTCATAGTGGACTAGAAACTTCTAGTTCAGATAGACATACTGTAGCTTTCCATAAATCATCAATTGGTATGGGAATCGGATCTGACGTTAAAACTGAAGTAAACTATATACCAGAAAAAGTTTCTCACTTAATTACATCTATGCTTTCTATAGGTGGAGTTTTGATTGACTCTGATGGTATTAGAATACAGAAGTGCGCAGAATAATAATCAAGGAGATATAATAATATGGCATACGCAACTGACAATCCTATCAAAAAGGTAGCTCAAATGGGTGGCAACTCTCTTTGGTTTTATACTGACGGAGATGCTACTTCAGCTATCGTGGCTAGTGGTTATTTTAACAGTGCTTACGCTGAGCTTAAACAAGGTGATATGATCCTTGTTGCTGCTGGTGTAGGTGGTACTATGGAATCTGATTTACTTGTAGTAAGTTCAGCTTCTGGTGCAACTACTGTAACAACTGCTAAATTAGCATAAGCTAATTCGATTTAGGGGGGTAATTCCCCCTAGATCTTTTTTTTAAAAATTATGGCAACAACAAATATAGATATATGTGCGAGAGCTTTAGTTATAATAGGTGCACAACCTATTACATCTTTTTCAGATGGAAGCACAGAAGCATTAGTTGCCAGTAATATTTACGAAGATATTACAAGAGCTGCTCTTACAAGATGTAGATGGAGATTTTCTACAACTCAAAAGTCGCTTTCATTATTAGCAGCAGAACCTGCTGGAAGATTTGATTATGCATATCAAATGCCATCAGATCCAGAAGTTTTACAAATTAATACTATAACAGTTAATGATATGGTTATACCATATTCAAGATATAAAGATTTTATTTATGTTAATGGTTATGATTCTAATAATACATTAATTATGGATTATATTTACAGAGTAGATGAATCTTATTTTCCACCTCATTTTGTTCTTGCTTTAGAATATGAATTAGCTTCTATATTTGCTGGTTCTGTTGCTAGAGATTCTGCTATGATTAGACAATTTAAAGAATTAGCTGAAAGACAATTTTTAGTAGCTAAAAATATAGATGCACAAGAAACAACTACAAAAGTTTTAGATACTAATAGATTTGTTAATCTAAGAAGATCTACTAGAACGGATGTATAATGGGAAGAACATTAAAAACTGTAATAACGAATTTTTCGTCTGGTGAACTTAACCCTTTATTAGCAACTAGAACAGATGTACCATCTTATTTTCAAGGTGCTAAACAATGTAGAAATTTTGCATTATTAGCTGAAGGTGGTTTAATGAGAAGACCAGGTACTTCTTACCTTGCAACATTACCTTCAGAATCTAGAATTATACCATTTGTTTTTTCTGATGATGAAATAGCTATTATAGTATTGTCTAATCAAAGAATGGATGTTTACAACATAAGTGGTACAGTATTAACAAGTAATTATACAACTAATTGTAATTGGACTACAGCTCAGTTGTTTGAATTAAACTTTGCACAATTTGGTGATACTATTTTTATAACTCATAGAAATAATGAAATAAGAGAAATATTTAGAGAATCTGCAACATCATTTATTATTAGAGTATTTACTTTTGATGAAGATGCAAATGTAAGTGTTAGTGGTGTAAATAAAAGTTTACAACCATTTTATAAATATGCAGACAAAGCTATTTCAGTTAGTTTATCTTCTCATGCAACAGGAACAAATAGAACTGTAACCGCAAGTAATAGCGCATTTACTAGCAATCAAGTTGGAGATTATATTTTAATTAATGGTAAGCAAGGAAAAATTACAGCGTTTACTTCTGCAACACAAGTTAAAATTACAATTATTGAAGACATGATAACAACGGGGCCTTATTTTGATTGGAAAGAGCAAACAATTTCTACTAAGCGTGGATTTCCACAAGCAGTAACTTTTCATCATAATAGATTATGGTTAGCTGGTTTGGGATCAAGACCTGCAGGTATACTTGCTTCTCATATTGGAGATTATTTTAATTTTAGTTTAGGTACTGGATTAGATTCGGAAGCATTAGATTCAGATATAACTGGTAATGCAGTTAATGAAATAAGACATATGCTTTCTGGTAAAGACTTACAAGTATTTACTGATGGTGCAGAATATTACATTCCAGATTCTACAGATAATACTATAACACCTTCTAACATAAGCATATTAAGACAAACACCATATGGTATATCTAGAACAGCACCACATATGTTTGATCAAGCTACAGGTTTTGTACAAAAAAATGGTAAAGCTGTTAGAGAATTTGTTTATTCTGATTTAGAAGACGGATATAAATCTACAGCTGTATCTATTCTTGCCCAACATTTAATTGACTCTCCAAAAGAAATAGCAATTATGAAAGGTAATACAACTAGACCTGAACAATATGCATTTTTTTTAAATAATGGATCTACACATAATGGTAAACTTGCTTTGTTTCATTCTGTAAGAGATGAAAAAATTGCAGGTTGGGGATTATGGTCTACAAGAGATAATGATTTTTTTCAATCTATTGCATCATTAAATGAAAATTTAATAATTATTTGCAAAAGATCTTTAAATGGTTCTACTGTATATACATTAGAAAAATTTGCAGATGATGATAGTGAAACTTTAGATTGTCAAACAACCACAACATTAAATCAAAGAGGATCACCTCTTGTTGATGGTGGATCTCAATCTGGAAATGTTCTTGTAGTTGATGGATTAACTTCAGATCCTGTAGTAAATGAATCTTTTACAATTGCTGGTAATGCAACAGAATATACTATTCAATCATTAGTAAATAATGGTAGTGGAGAATATTCTTTAACACTTGATAAAAATTTAGCAGCAACTCCAGGAGATAATGCAGCAATAACTTTTACAACAGGTTTTTTACATAATGTTAATAGTATTTATACAAATGAATCTGTTAATATTATTGATGGTAATAGTTCAATTGGTTCATTTACTGTATCTAGTTCTAATCAAATAACTTTAACAAATGCACCAAAAGCTACTGGACTTAAAATTGGTTTTAACTATATTCCAATAATTGAAACTATGCCAATAGATAAAGAATTACCAGAAGGCCCATTAACTGGGTTACCAAGAAGAATCTCAAGAGCCATTGTGGATATTAACTCTACCCTTGATATGACAATAAAAGCAGCAGACAGCACCTCTAAAGCTTTAGTCATTCAACAAGTTAATTTTCAAGGTGGCTCTGACCTAACAGCTGTAACAGATAAAAAAGAATTTTTCTTTTTAGGTTATAGTAAAAATCCAACAGTAACAATAAGCCAAGATGATCCTTTACCAATTAAAATCTTGGGTATGTCAGTAGAGGTAGTTTTTGCATGAGTGCTGATCCAGTAACTATGTTTGTTGTAAGTGCAACTAAAGCAGTTTACGATATTAAAGAATCTAAAAAACAAGCAAAAATAGAAAAACAAAAATATGAAGAACAAAAAAAAGTAGCTAAAAGACAAGCTGATGAAGATGCTGCAAATAGACGAGAACAATATGCTGCAACTATTGCTGCTAATAAAGCAAGTCAAGCTGGTTCTGGTTTTTCATTAGATAGTAGATCTTTTTTAAATATTCAAGATGATGTAACTAGTACTTTTGAAAAAGATATTGCTACAATAAGATTAAATGTAGGAACACAAGTTGGTGATATTGGTTATGCACAAGACTTAGCTTCATCTCAAAGACGTAAAGAACAATTTGGTGGATGGACTAGTATTGCTAGTGCAGGTTATGAATATAAAGCTAAAAAAGATTTATACGAAAGTTAATTATGGCATTAAAAAAAGACAAATCAACAGTATCAATTAGAGCTCCAGGAGATATTCCTTATGTACCTGCTAAAAGTTATGTAAGTATAGCATTTGATTCTTTTAAACCTACGTTGCAAAGATTACAAAATGAAGCAGATCAAAATGCTGCAGCAAATTATTTTCAAGATTTCCAAATAAAAACTAGAGATCAGTTTGAAAAATTTAGAAATGATTTTGGAATGAATCCAGATCAAATGAAATCTGTTGTTGATACATATTCTAAAACTTTATTAGATAATACGCCTAATCCATATAAAATACAAGCTAATGCAATGTTATCTGCTTATAGTCAAAATTCTATTTTATTTGCTACTAGTAATAAAAAAAAATTTGATGATGGTAAGTTATTTTCTGACAGAGATACTAAATGGAATAATTTTAATTCTGAAGCAGAGTTTTCTATGAGAAACTTTAATGATCAAGAATTAGATCTAGCAATCCCTGGTATTAATAAACAATTTTTAAATAATCTTTTACACATTAATGAAATATCATATGAAGATTATACTAATTTAGTTGCAACTGGTAAGATGAAAGAAAAAGATCATGTAAAAAATATTACAGATCAAACTGAAGCATTATTAGTTTCTAGAGGATTTCATGTAATGAGTACATTGTATAATAATGGACAAGAAGTACAGGCTCTTAATTGGCTTAATGATTATATGAGAGATGAAGATAAATATGATGCAATGATAGATGAAGAATTTAAAGATAACTCAATGTATAAAGTTGTTAGAACATTGTATGAAGATGATGATTCTAGAGCTAGAATTGTAAATAATATATATAATAAATATAAAGCTTTTCATAGAGAAAATATTTTTGGTAAATCTAAAAAACCACAGTTTTCTTTAGAAAATTTTAAAGAAGTTGGTCAACCTTTAGGATTAGATAAATTTAAAGGTGGAGCTGTAAGTATGGATGAGGTTTTAAGTCAATTACCTGAAATAGATATTGGTTCTACAAAGTATAGAGAATTAACTAAATATGTTGCTGATGCAAATAGAATACAATCTATTGTATCTAAAACAATGCAAAATCCAGAAACAATATATAATTTTGAATCTGAAGGTGATAGAGAAATGTGGGCTAAAGCTATATTAGCTAACAATGGAATTAATAAAGTACAATATTCTGATTTAAATACAGATAGTTTTAAAACTGCAATTAATCTATTTGCTGGTCAAGATTATTATCCAGATGAAGTAAGAAAATATTTAACATTAAGTGATGCAGGTTCTTTTAGAGATGAAGGTACTTTAAATAATTTTATGGAAAAATCTTTAATGTATCAATATGTAAGTAATGAAGAATTATTTCCAAATGTAGAATATAATCATTTATATCAAAAAGCTATTGATACTGGTGTAATAGAAAGTATTGCTAACAAAGACTATAATAGAGCAAGTTCTATTTTAGAATCATTACAAAGTGAAAATAGAGATAAAAAATTAGAAAATATTAATGCTCAGTTTGATGGTAATAATAAAAGTTTTGAGTATATGTTTAATAGTCAATTGCAATCACCAAATGCTTTTCTTAAATTTTTTCAAGATAAAAAAGATCCATTACATGATAATCTGTTTGCTGCAGGAGATCAAACTACTTGGTTGGCTTGGGAACCAAAAGAAATTATACCACCAGCAGCTATGGCATCAATTAAAGGTATGTGGCATGAAGAAATGGCTGCAATGACTGTAGGAGAAAATCCAGATATTTGGTCTAAAGAAAATAGTAATTTAAGAAAAAAATCTTTTAATAGAGTGATGAAAAGAATGGAAGATGAAGGTTGGGGTATATCAACACAAACTTCTAATGGTAAACCTAAATTAGTAAAAAATCCTTTTTGGCACACTTATGGAACATTAAACAATAATGATGTTTATGCAGCTATTAAAGAAGATTTTACTATGTTAAGTAAAAACGAACAATTGTCAAAATACAATACAAATAAATTTGAAGAAGTAGAAGGATATTTTAGACAATGGGCAGATAATAAAGATGGTTTAGTTAAAATAGCTATTGATAGACAAAACTATAAAGATAATACAGGTAAACATGCTTATAAATTAACTATGCATATTGGAGATGATATGATTAGTTTAGATAAAAATTTTAGACCAGCAGGATGGACTAATCTTGTAAATAAAGAAGTACCATCAAGCAATGCTCAAATTATAAATCATACTACTAATGAAATATTTGAAAACTTTAAGCAATCAAGTTGGTATGACAAATTACCAGAAGATAAAAAGCACTGGACTAAAAGAGCTGTTTATTCAGTAATTAGAAATGGTCTAAAATTATCTGATTATAGATTTTATCCAGATATACCAGGAATAGATGATGTTCCTGCTGAAATAAGACCTTTTGCTTGGATAGCTAAAACTCTTGGATTTGATGGAGATATTAGAGAAATTAGAACTGAATTACAAATGGCAGCTACTACAGCTAATAATAATTTATCTTATCAAAAAAAAATTAATTTAAGTAGAGATTTATCAGATGCTGAAAAAGTAAATGAATCATTATTACCACCAGAAAAAACTGTTATGAGTGAAAATGCAATGAGTTTAAATTTTAAACAATGGGCATTAGATAACTATCAAAATACAGATTTAAGATTAACACATAGAACAAATAACTGGGGAGCTGTATCATCAGCTGGTTGGGATGGTGAAATTGATTTAAAATATCAAAGAGATAGTAGAAAATTTGCTGTGTTTGCTCATCCAAAAGATAGTATAAGAGCTTCAGTTAAATCAATAATTAATCATTCTTTATTAACTCAAAATATTAATAATATAGATAAAAGATATGGAAGTGAACCTACATTTAATGAAATATTTGAAATGTATGCAGAAGATAATACTTCTTATATAAATGCTTTAGAATCTAAAACTAACTTTGATCGTAATGATACAATTGATTTAATGAATGTAAATCAAATGCATAAATTATTAAAGTTTATTGTGCAGCATGAAATGGGTGGTGAATATTTTTTAGAAAAATTTGGTCAAAAAAATCAATATGTAAACTCTGTTATTTTCCAAGGTATTAATGATGCTCTTAATTCTTATAATGGAGAATTAGGTAAATTATAATGGCAGTTTTTTTTCCTCAACCAATTACAGTTTCAGATGTAGAAGAAAAAAAAAAAGAACCAATTGAATACAATGGTCTTACTGATTTGTGGGATGGTTTTAAAGATGAAAATCTTACTGCTATGGTTACAGAAAAATTATTAGATAATTCTGATTTTCCAGAAGAAGAAAATTATAATCCATCACAAGATCCACAATTAAAAGGATATGATGAGTTTATGCATCATTTTTATTTTAGTCAAAGTAGTGCAGAAACAAGTTCTATTGTTAAAAAATTACAAGCACATCAAGATACTAATTATGCATCTCCTTGGTATTATTTAGGAAGAATAACAGGAGCTGTTACAGATCCATCTACATTATTGTTTTTTACTAAATTAGGTAGTGCAGCTAAAATAGCTGGTAGCGCAATGTTAGGTGAAGAAATTGCTAAACAAAATTTAGATCCAATGAGAGATGATGGTTATGTAGCTGGTGTTGCAGCATATGGTTATACTGTTCCTTTTTTATTAAATAAATTATCAAGTCCTACTCCTATTAAAGTTCAAAAAAATTTAAAAGAATTAGATGATAAATGGATTGGTAATCAAACTGTTAAAGAATCAGATATTGCTATTGATGGTACATTTGTAAATCCTAATAAAGCTGATCCTCCAACTACTTCTGTTGGTGCTGAAGGTGTTTCTAAACCTATAAGACAAACAGTTAAACAAAAGATGGAAGGTGAAGGATTTATTAAATCTAATTTAAATATATTTGGTGAAGATGGGCCATGGACTCCTGTATTTAGATTAATAAAACAAAAAACTTCTTTGACTGCTAAGAATATGATTGGTGATCTTTTAGATACACCATTGTTAAAAATTAAAAATACTAAAGAATGGGGATTTCAATCTACAGGTAAATCAATAGAAACTGATATGCGTATGATGAGAGTAGGTGAAATAGAATCTCATAAATTAGTTAAAGATGAATACATAAGTTATATTAAAAGAATCCAAGGACAAGCAAAAGTTCCTGGTACTAACTTAGGATTAGCATTACATAATAAATTAACTAAAAATACACAACCTGGTTTGATGGATAGATTATCATTAGATCAATTTAGCCATGAAGTAACTAGAGCTAGATTAAATGGTTTTTCTCATGATGTACCAGAAGTTGCTGCTGCAGCAAGACATACACAGAAACATGTATATGGCCCTTTGTTTGAGCAAATACAACAATTAAAAATTAGAGAAATGCCTATTATTTCTGAATTAAGATTTTGGGAATCACAATTAAAAACAATGAGAAAAAAAGGTGAAATGTCAAAAACATATACATCTAAAGTTGATGGTCTTTCTGAAACATACAATATTTCTAGAATAGAAAAAACTATTGATCAATTAAATCAAAGATTAAAAAATGTTAAGACTAGAGGTGTTAATGATTATATTAATATAATTTATGTTAAAAATGCTATTGAAAAAAATCCAGCTAGATTTAAAGAAATTGTCAAAGGACATTATCAAAGAGCTGGTGTTATAATTAATGAATCAAAATTAAATCAATTAGCTAAAGACTTATCTAATCATTTTCCATTTGTAAGATTTGAAAAAACTGTTGGAGATCTTTCAGAAAGATATGCTTTTAATAGACCAAGATATGCTAGATCTGTAAGAGCTAGAGAATTAAATTTAGATAAACAAGCACAATTAGAATTACTAGATGGTGGTTTTATTATGAGTGATATATTTGCTTTGCAAAAAACTTATGCAAGACAAATAATTCCAGATATTCTTTTAACTAAAAAATATGGAGATCCTAATGGATTAGGTATTAAATTTATTGAAGATGGAGAAATGTCTGGTTTTAATGCTGGTCTTATGACAGTTGCTAACGAATATAATTTTAAACTTGCTGGAGTTAAAAGAGGTTCTAAAGAAAGAGCAGCAATTATTAAAGAAAGAGATCAAGTATTAACTGATCTTGAAGCTTCTATAGAATTAATTAGAGGTACTTATGGATTGCCTTCTAATCCTCATGCATGGTCTTCGGTAGCAATGAGAACAGCTAAACATTATAATGCATTAACTATGCTTACTGGTTTTGCAGCAGCAATACCAGATGTAGCTAGAACAGTAATGACTTCCGGAATTAAAAGAGGATTTAAAACACAATTTGAAATGTTTTCTAATTTTTTAGATGGTGGAACTATTTTTAAAATGGGTAAAAAAGAAGCTCAATCTTTTGGTGAAGCTGTTGATATGGTTACAGGTCAAAGAGCTATGCTATTTGCTGATGTAGGAGATATGTTTGGTTTAGCATCTAAATTAGAAAGTGGTGTTGGTAAAGCATCTGCATTTAATTTTATGTATGTAAACCTTATGTCAAGATGGACAGAAATGGCTAAATCTATGGCATCTGTAACTATTGGTTCTAGAATTATAGAAGATTCTATTAAATGGACTAAAGGTTCTTTAACAGATAAATGGAAAACTGCATTATCATCTTCTGGTATAGATCAAGATATGGCTAGAAGAATAGCTAATCAATTTGAAAAACATGGTGAAAAAACTTCACACAATTTTATGGCAAATACTGCTAAGTGGGAAGATGCAGCAGCAGTTGATGCTTTTGGTGCAGCACTTAATAAAGATATTAATATTACAATTGTTACTCCAGGTTTAGGAGATACACCTTTATGGATGAGTACTGAACTAGGTTCAACATTTGCACAGTTTAAAAAATTTGCAATTGGAGCTACTCAAAGAATGTTAATGAGAGGTATGCAAGAAAAAGATTTAGACTTTATGTTTGGTTCAGTTTTGTTAATGGGATCTGGTATGCTTATAGATAAAATATATACTGACTTTAGATTTGGTAGAGATTATTCGAAAAAATCATTTACAGATAAATTGTTAGCTGCTTTTGATAGATCTGGATTAGCAGGTATTTATACTGATATTAATAAAGCTGTTGAAACTTTAACAGATAATAGAATTGGTATTGGCCCTGCACTTGGTGAAAATAAACCTTATGCTTCTTCTAATAGATGGAAAGCAGGAACAATGTTTGGCCCAACTGGAGGACAGATATATAATATATTTGACATTTTGTATGATGTTGGTGGAAACGAATATAACCATCACACAGCAAAAAATGTGCGTAGGTTAATACCCTTTCAAAATGTATGGTATTTAGATTGGTTATTTGACGATATTCAAAAAGGATTACATTAATGGCAATTACTATTTCAGATACAGAACCTAGAGTTCAATATACTGCAACTGCAGGTCAAACATCTTTTTCTGTACCATTTGAATTTTTTACAAATGCAGATATTAAAGTATTTAACGGTACTACACAATTAACTTTTAATGCATCACCATCAAGTGCTTCTCAATATTCGGTATCTGGAGCAGGAGTTTCTGGTGGTGGATCAATTACATTAGGGGGGAGTGGGGCTACTCTTAATGATACAATTACTATTTTTAGAGATTTAGCAATAGCTAGATCTACTGACTTTCCAACATCTGGTGCTTTTCAAATATCATCACTTAATGATGAATTAGATAAAATTATAGCTATGTGTCAGCAATTAGAAAGAGATTTAAAATTTTCTCCTAAAGCTGCTGCTACTACAGCAAATACATTTAATATAACATTTCCAAACCTTGCTGCTAATAAAGTACTATCAGTTAATAGTGCAGGTAATGGATTAGAGTTTGCACAAGATATTACAGATATTATTACAATTGCAGGAATAGCTGGTGATGTAACAACAGTTAGTGGTATTGCATCTAATGTAACTACGGTAGCAGGAGCTGTTAGTAATGTAAATACAGTAGCTACAAACATTACAAATATTAATACGGTTGCAACTAATATTGCAGATATTATAACAGTAGCAAATGATTTAAATGAAGCAATATCAGAAATAGAAACTGTTGCTTCTGATTTACAAGAAGCTAGTCCAGAAATAGATACAGTTGCAGGTTCAATAACTAATGTTAATACTGTAGGTGCAAATATTGCAAATGTTAATGCGCTAGGCGCAATATCAGCAAATGTTACTACAGTTGCAGGTATTTCAAGTAATGTTACTACTGTGGCAGGAGATTCTTCAGATATTCAAACTGTTGCAGGTATATCTACAGCAGTAGGACAAGTTGGCCCAATAGCTGCTAATGTTACAACAGTTGCAGGAATTGTTTCCAATGTAACTTCGGTAGCAGGTATATCTTCAAATATAACAACAGTAGCTGGAATATCTAGTAATGTAACTTCTGTTGCTGGTATTAGTGCTAATGTAACTACAGTTGCTAACAATATATCAAATGTTAATAATTTTGCAGATAAATACAGAATAGGATCTAGCGATCCAAGTTCATCATTAGATGAAGGTGATTTATTCTATAATTCTACAAGTAATGTATTAAAATACTATAATGGAAGTGCGTGGACAAATATTGAATCTACTGATACTTCAAATTTAGCAACAAATGGATTCGCTATAGCCATGGCGATTGCATTATAATAAAGGAGATATATGGCACAAAACTTTAGAAGATACACAAGCAACGATGTAGGAACATCTGCTGCAACATTATTTACTGCTGACAGTTATGATACTGTAGTTGGTATATCAGTTGCAAATGTAACAGCTTCAGCTGTTGTAGCATCTGTTTATATCAATGATGGTTCAAACGATATTTATTTAGTTAAAGATGCTCCAATTCCAAGTGGTTCATCTTTACAAGTATTAGATGGTGGAGCTAAATTTGTAGTTCAATCTGGTGATGCTTTAAAAGTAATATCAGACACAGCTTCATCTTTAGATGTTTGGGTATCAACAGTAGACGCAATAAGTTCATAGGAGAATAATCAATGCCTTT